ACAACAAGCAAGCATCTAACACTGGCGCTGAATTAGCTCGTGAAAAACTGCGCCAAGACCTTGAAAAAGAGATTCAACGCAACCGTGACCAAATTGCTGAAAACAGAATGCACATTGCCATTTTGGAAGAAAAGGTGCCAGTCCACAAGGCAATTAAAACCCTAACGGGAAAGGATTGATATGATTCCAATTGTTGCATCATTGCTAGGTACGCTGGCCCAAAATGGTCTGGGCCTTTTGTCTTCTGCGATTCAAGCCAAAGGCAAAGAAGTCGTCGAAAACGCTCTTGGCGTGAAGATTTCTGACGACCCCTCTGATGCTGAAGTTGCCAAATTGCGCCAGCTTCAGTATGACCACGAAGAGCGTTTGCTTGAGCTTGGAATAATGAAAGCCAAGGCCGAGTTAGAAGAGCTTCGCGTTTTTGCGCTGGCCGCTCAGAATGAGGATAACAACGTCACAGACCGCTGGAAGTCTGATATGGGTAGTGACTCTTGGCTGTCCAAAAATATTCGCCCTATGAGCCTTGTAGCCATCTTTGTGGGGTATTTTATCTTTGCCATGATGTCGGCATTTGGCTGGAACGCCAATGAGTCCTACGTCCAGCTACTTGGGCAGTGGGGGATGCTGATTATGGGTGCCTACTTTGGTGGCCGCACAATTGAAAAGTTGGCCGACATGAGGAGCAGAAAATGAGCCTAAGTCAAGAACAAGCCGCCTTTTTGCTGGATATGTGCAAGCTGATCCAGCACTCGACGGATCAGGGTTTTGTGGTCACTGGCGGTGAATTGGCCCGCACACCAGAGCAACAAGCCATTTATTTTAAGACTGGCCGCTCAAAAACGATGAATTCCATTCACCTAAAGCGGTGCGCCATTGACTTGAATTTCTTCAAGGATGGGCAGATAATATGGGACAAGGGCATTTTGGCTCCACTCGGTGCGTACTGGGAAAGTTTGCACCCCAAAAACCGCTGGGGTGGCAATTTCAAGTCGTTGGTTGATTGTCCACATTTTGAGAGGAACGTATGACCACCGCCGCAGTAATGACGTATGACTCCCTCGTGGAGAATATCCAGTCTTATCTGGAGCGGACTGATGCCGCCACCCTCGAAAAAATCCCGCTATTTGTTATGCTGGCAGAGCAGATTATTGCCAGCCAGATCAAGTTTTTGGGCAACATGACCGTCAATCAAAGCACGATGGTTATTGGAAGTCCGATCATCGACAAGCCAGCGCGGTGGCACAAAACAATTTCTTTTAACATTTTAAAAAATGGAGAGCGCCAGCCAGTGTTTCTTCGCAAGTACGAGTATTTGCGTGAGTACGCCCCTGACGCTACGGCAACAGGCGCTCCCGTTTATTATGGCGACTATGACTACACGCACTGGCTTGTGGCCCCTACGCCTGACGATGACTATGCGTTCGAGGTTTTATACTACGAGCGCATCCAACCTCTTGATTCTTCCAACCAAACAAACTGGTTCACAACCTACGCCCCGCAGGCGTTGCTGTACGGCTCTTTGTTGCAGGCAATGCCGTTCCTCAAAAACGATGAGCGTATGGTTATGTGGCAACAGAACTATGACCTCATTATTCAAACATTGAAGGCCGAGGATGTACAGAGAATTGGTGACCGTCAAGCCACAGTATTGGACACATAATGAGTTACAACAGCCCGTTTACAGGTAACGTAGTCCAGCCGACTGACGTATCGTATCGCTCTATCACGTTGGCGGCCAACACTCAGTTGTCGTGGCCCATCAACGGGAATGCAGATGGAGATTATGCGGCTCGGATTATGCAAGTCACAGCCTCCTCTTCGGCGCTGTCACTTTATATGCCGCCTGCAAATCAGGCTTCTGTTGGTCAAGATGCGTTGATCCGCAATGTTGGCGCAAACTCATTTACCGTAAAAGATTTTGCTGGCGCAAACACAATCATTACGGTTGCCGCTGGCGAATCCAAGTACATCTACATTACAGCCAACCCTGATGAAGAGGGAACATGGGGCATCATCGCTTTTGGCGTTGGATCATCCTCTGCTGATGCGGCCACTCTTGCTGGTTATGGATTGGTCGCAGTTACCACCACTTTAAACCAAAGCCACCCTGTTGTTACCACGACCAGCAATACATCGCTGGATTTAACTTACAGGGCAAAAGCAATTGTCTGGACTGGTGGCGCTGGAACATTTACGCTGGATACGGCGACTTCGCTTGGGAACAATTGGTTCACAATGGTTCGCAACTCAGGAACTGGCGCATTGACGATTGCTGGTTCTGGCGGAAATACGGTTAACGGGTCAGTAAGCATTATTTTGCAACCCACTGATTCAGCCATGATTGTGTCAAGCGGGACGACTTTTTACACCGTTGGTTTAGGTAAATCAACTTTGTTTAATTTTACTCAGTTGACTAAAACGGTAACAACTGGGTCGTACACGCTTACGCCGACAGAGGCCGCAAACGTGGTTCAAAAGTACACGGGGACTTTGACTGGCAACGTAACTATTGTGTTGCCACCTACGGTTCAAGTCTATTACATAATCAACTCCACAAGTGCTGGTGCCTACACTCTTACGTTCACCACGGGCAGTGGATCAACAGCAACAGTTCCTGCAAGCGCACAATCAATTTTGGTTTGCGACTCCATAAACATTCTGAACGCAAATACTTATCTTGCTGGAACATCAGGTATTAGCTTGGGTGACGGAACGGTTGGCTCCCCTTCTCTAAACTTCTCAAATGAAACTTCGACTGGTATTTACCGTGCGACTTCTGGTCAATTTAACATTGCGGTTCTTGGCGCAAATATTGTTTCTATTGCGGCCACAGGCATGACGGTGACGGGTACTGGGACATTCTCTGGCGGCATTTCTGGCGGTGTTTTCTAATGGCTAAAAAAGTTTTTGCGATTGATACCCAGCCCGGTGTCCAAAGGGACGGGACTGTCTTTGACATGAACTTTTACACCGATGGCTTGTGGGTTCGTTTCCAGCGCGGACGGCCACGCAAGATTGGTGGATACCGAGCAATTGTGACCGATGCTCATGGATACTCTCGCGGTATTTATGTCAACTCTGTTGACGGCATTAACCAAGTATTCAATGGGTACAACAATGGCATTGAGGTCATCAACATCAACAACAATGGAGTTGGCGCAGGCATAAACCAGTTTACATTTGCTGGTTTGATTCTTACTCTTGGCACATTGGTTGGCGGTACAACTTATACCAATGGAACTTACACCAATGTTGCATTAACTGGAGGCTCTGGAACTGGCGCAAAAGCCACAATTGTGGTTTCTGGTAATGTGGTTACTTCCGTGACCATTACGACCGCAGGCAATGGATACGTTATTGGCGACTCTTTGAGTGCTACAGCCGCAACTATTGGTGGTACTGGTAGCGGATTTTCAATTCAAGTTGCAACCATCAATGACGGGTTTACCGAAAGCGATTTAAATCTCTGGCAATTTGACTCGTCGTTTGATGCACAGGGTTCTGGCAACCAATTGTTGTTGGCGCACCCCGGTCAAAATTTGGAGCAAATTGATCAAACCGTAGTTTCTCCAGTATTGGCTGGCAACATTTCTGGAACCACTTTATCTCCATTGGCAGATACATCTGGCACAGCACCGACAGGCGACATCATTGAAGTTGCTGGGGGTGTGGTTGTTTTGCACCCTTACGTTTTTGTGTACGGAGACAACGGTCTTATTAAAAACTCCGTTGCTGGCAATCCATATGATTGGAACGGCGCAGACGCAAACGAGACCAACGTAGCATCGACAAAGATTGTCAAGGGCTTGCCTGTGCGTGGCGGATCAAATGCCCCCTCTGGCTTGTTCTGGGCGCTTGACTCGTTGATCCGTGTGTCCTACACCCCAACCACCATTACGGTTGCCTCAGTCGCCCAAACTTTCTACTGGCGATATGACGTTATTTCAAGCCAGTCTTCTATTCTTTCAAGCCAGTGTGTCATTGAGTATGACGGCATCTATTACTGGGTTGGTGTTGACCGTTTTCTGTTGTACAACGGCGTTGTCAAAGAAATCCAAAACAACTTCAACCAAAATTACTTTTTTGACAACTTAAACTACGCTCAACGTCAAAAGGTGTGGGCGCAAAAGGTTCCTCGTTTTGGTGAGATTTGGTGGTTCTTTCCATCTGGCAATTCTGAAGAGTGCAATGACGCAGTCATTTACAACATCCGCGAGAATTGTTGGTATGACGCAGGCGGCGCTTTGGGTTCGTATAGGACGGCTGGATATTTCTCTCAGGTGTTTAAATATCCCATCAACGCTGGTGAAGATTTGACTGTACAAGTTGCACTGTTTTCTGCTGACATGGCTACAACCAATGCAAGCACAACTACAACAATGTCAATCAACAACCAAATTGCTGTTGGTCAACTGGTTGTTGCATCTGGGGTTCCTGATGGTGCATCAATTGTTTCGATTACGCCAAACTCAGCCTCTACAACAGCTACGGGCACTTCTGGTGCCAGCACTATTGTTGTTTCAAGTGCTACAGGGATACTGAGGAATCAATACGTTACTGGCACAGGAATTGGGTCAGGGGCAACGGTTGTAAGTATTGTTGGCACAACAGTGACGCTATCTGTGGTCAATTCTGCCGCTGTATCTGGAACCATTGGATTTTCTGGCGCAACCGTTCTTTTGTCGGCGGCGGCTACGGCCACGGCAATTGTTTCGGCCAGCTTCCAAACCGTCCCCAATAGAATTTCTTTGTGGCAACATGAAATTGGCACCGACCAAGTTCTTGGAAGCCAAACCGATGCCATCCCAAGCTCATTCCAAACATCTGATCTTGGTTGGGTCGCTGGTGGGCCATCTCAGGCATCTATGGTTGGTGACAATAACTTGTTGCACTTGGAGCGCATGGAGCCTGACTTTATTCAATCTGGCGAAATGACATTCCAAGTCACTGGGCGGGCATTTGCCCAAGCTGAAGATGTAACGTCCGATCCGTATCCGTTTGACCCTGATACTCGCAAAATTGATTTGCGTGAACAGCGCCGTGAGTTGCGCCTAATTTTTACCAGCAACGTGCAGGGTGGCGATTATCAGTTGGGGAAAGTATTGCTCCACGCCAATATTGGTGATGTGAGGCCATAAAATGGCACTAGCCATTGTTTATGATCCTCGGTATCATACCTTTGAGTCGTGGGCGGCGCTCATGTGTGAAGCATATGCTGGACAACAGTTGGCTATTCCAACCCCCCCAAACAGATTGGCAGGAATGGGCGGCTGGCTTAAAAGCCATTGATATTTTTACAAATGAGGGTATCCCCGGCCCATCCATTTACAAAAACTGGCAGGACTGGGCTTCGGCCTTGGTCGGTGCCATTAACCAGCCAGTCATATGAACTTTATCGAGCTATTCAATGCTGTTGCGCGGGTTGCAAAGCCTATGCATATGTCATTCAAATTTGCCGAGTCTATGGAAGACGCAATGGCCGATTTAAATGTTGACAGTCTTGATGGTCTGGTAATGATGATGTATTTCTGTGAGCTTTACGGCGTTGACGATGCTACAAGCAAGGAGTGGATGCCCACCACGGTGCAAGAGGTGTACGACCTGCTTATGGCCCACAAGACCATAGAGCCAGAGTCTTTGGAAAAAGCCAAGGAGCAGATCAAATGATCTACCTGACGCACTACCGCACGGCCTCCACAACAACCTACAACCTGTTTGACGACATCGTCTACCCTCAGAAGGCCCATTGGTTTCCTGACACCTATGCCCGCGCCAAGTCTGGAATGTTCTATCCGCCCCACCGTCTGGCCGAGAAGGTGCTTGACCCTGAGTTGCTGACATACTTGCGCGAGAACCCAGCGGGCAAGACGGCTTTCATTTTGGCCGCAGGCAATGCTCATTTTGCTGGGATCAACCAGCGCCCACACCCAGATAACAGCTTAAACTACGTCTACAAGTTCCTGCCGTTCACCCTGACGCAGGTGTACGCTGGCCGTACCGCGCAGGCGTTTGGCAAGATTGACATGGTGACCACCGATGCTTCTGCCTGCGCCAGCAGTCTCAAGGTGATGATGGATGTCCACAACCTGATCCGCCACTACAATTTTGATCGAGTCATCGTTTTAACCGTGGAAGACGGCATATCCAATTCGGTTTTGGAGTTTTTTGGCGATGCCAAGGCGGTGCTGACCGAAAAGCAGGAGCAGACTGGCATCAAGCCGTCCGCCTTTGACAGCAAGAACTTTGGGTTTAGAATCGGCCAAGGTGCCGCTCTGGCCGTGTTTGAGTCTGACTACGCCGTGGGGAAGCTCGACGCAACGCCCCACGCCCGCTTGGTGGGTGCCTACAACGCATCAGAAGCCTCTACAAACGCGATTGGGCAGTTGGATAATGGCGAAGGCTTCACCAAGGCTATTTTGGGCGCTATGCACTATTCTGAGGTTGATCCTCACCAGATCACCGTGGTCAAAACCCACGGGACTGGCACCGAGTCCAACAACCGCGCCGAGAAAACAGCCCTGCTGAACACGATGGATCAGTTTGTAGCCACCTCGTACAAACAGAAAATCGGCCACACGATGGGTGCCAGCGGCTTATTGGAAACACTTTTGTTGCTAGACGATTTAAAATCTGGCTATGTGCCTGCGATTGAGAATCGAACGGAAACCGATTCGGTATTCCTTTCGGAATCGACTCCAGCCCCTAAAGGGTTGATCCTCAGTCTCGCGGCTGGTATGGGGAATATCTATTCTGCCGCATTATTTGAGGGATTGACATGGAAATGATTGACAGCAGTCGACAGAAGTTGACAGGTGAGCAGATCATTGAGATCGCCGCAGAGAACACAAATGTTGGTCGCCCGATCAAGCAGGTGAAGGAGATGCTCACCATTGAATTGAGGATGCCCAACATTTGGAAGATGCGTCATGGAAACACCATTTTTGTCGTTCATAAAAGCAAGGAACCCGGCTATGGGTTCTTTCGCGCCTTGAACGCTGACATAGCGCAGAACTTTGTACAGAATGGCCGAGTCTTTTGTGATGCGGCTTATAAAGTAGGTTTTGACGTTGTTGTAACCCAGTTCAGTGATGCCACCCTGCTTGGCATCTTCAAGATAATTTCCCGCAATCCTGTGCAAGAAGGCATGGCGTACAGCGCAAAGAAGACCAAGGACGGCGGACTGCAAGTTACTTTAGTGCTTGGCCCAGCAAGGGAGCATAAATAATGAGCGCAGTTGTTTCTTTTATTGAAGACGTAGTTGGTGGGATTGTTGACGCTGTTGGCGACATTGTCGAGGGCGTTATTGATCTTGCGGAACAAGTCATTGAAACCGTTGCCGAAAACCCTTGGTTGATTGTTGCCGCTATTGCGGCTCCTTATGCTTTGAGTTTTCTAGCGGGGGAAGCGGCTGTTATTGGTGTTGCAACCGCCGCAGAGACAGCAATTGCTGGTGAGGCTTTTGCAGGAACACTGTCGGCATTTGAAGTGGCTGGTGCCGCAGAAGCCGTCACCGCAGGAACCGCTGTTCTTGAAGCCACTGGTGCCGCAACAGCAGTCGCCAGCGCAGAGGCTGTGGCCGCAACAACTTTGCTTGAGGCTGGCGCTACTTTAGAGGTTGCTACCGCTGGCGCAACTTTGGCCGCTGAAGGCGCAACCGTTGCCGAAGCTGTTACTGCCGCATCATCAGGCTCCATTTCTGCGTCCAGCTTTATTGAGGCCGCAAGTGCGGCAATTGATACGGTAACTGGCGCGGCAAGCACTTTGTCTCAAGGGGCAAGCAGTATTCTTACAACCGTTGGTGAAACACTTTTGCCCGGTGCCGATGCAATGGTTCAAAAACTTGCAGGGCAGGTTGCAATCACTACAGCAACAAATGGTGGAGATTTTGGCGCGGCGCTTACTAGCTCCTTGCTTTCTGTCGGCACAGGTTTTGTAGGCTCCGAAGTTGCCGCCGCTACTGGCTCTACATTGGTCGGTCAAGCGGCATCGTCTGCATTGAATTCTGCCGCTAAAGGCCAAGACATCAGTTTGACAAATCTAGCGACTGGCGCGTTGGGATCAATTGTTTCAAGCGAAGTTGCAGACCTTACTGGCTCCAATCTTATTGGGCAAGCCGCAGGCTCTGTCACCAAAGATGTTGTCAGTGGTAGAGACCCATTGACTGGATTGATTACGCTTGGCGCAAATCAAATAGGAAATGTGGTCACTGGTCAGATCAATGACTTTGTTGATAACAGCGCGTTGACTGGCAACACTACAAACACCGACACTGTTGGCGGCACTGACTCTCTTGCTGTCTCTACGGACTCCGTGTCTGGTGGCTCTGGCAATGACACATCAAACGACCAAACGGTTACTGCATTTGGTGACTCTACTGATGTAAGCGATATTGTTGACTCGATTAACTCGGCAAATGACAACAAAGACTCAACTGTAACTGGCGGATTGACAGCGGTGTCGGGAACCAATTTAACTAGCACCGACACGGTTACAGGCGGAACAGGTAACGACACACTGACTAGCACGTTAGATACGTTAGACAAAACTGGTGAAGTTGATACAACTGGTATATCCGATGTTGTCACTGGTGACTCAACTGGTACGGCAAACATTGTTACTGGCGACTCAACTGGGGCCGCTAGTACAGACAATACTACCGAGCAGGCGGATGACGTTGTTGTCACTGGCGGTACTCCAGCAACAGTTACAGGTGGTTTGACTACGGCATCAAACGCATTAACTGGAACTGGAGATGTCTTGTCAACAACAGCGGGCACTGGCTCTACTGTTGCGGGTACTGGTAACAATACAACTGTCGGCGGTCTAAATACCGTTTTGAATAACACCGACACGCTGACTGGCGCAACTGGTAACGACACCATTTCAAGCAACACTGGTACTACTGGCTCAACTTTGACAACTGGGTTGGGCGGTACGTTACTTAAAAACATAATTGGAAAATCAACAAAGAGCCTTCTTGGTAATACTGCTAAGAGCGCGATTAACAGCGCAATAACTGGCAAGAAGATGGCTCCAATTTCGGTTGCAAAAACACTTAGCGGCAATGCTCTTTCCGCAATTCGTGGAGCGGTGACACCTAAAGTCGCCAATGTTTCTAAGCTAATACCAGTAACTAAAGCAGGCTCGAAAAAAGTAGATGTGAGCAAACTCACTCCACTTAAAAACATAGCGGGTCTGACTTCTCTCATAAAGAAAACGGGGTAAATCATGGCGATCCTTCAAAAACGCAAATCGGTAAACCAACTGCCTCGCTTTGAGCGTTACCAAGACACACGAGGTGGTGATCGTGCCGCCGCACTGCGTGGTGAAACCCCTATCACTTCTGCGATTCGTCAGCTTGCTGGCTCTAGCGGATACGATCCGATGGACAACGCTGAAGGTTT